AGCTCTGTGGTCTTGTCCTGGAAAAGCGTTAAATGGTTTTAGTGCTAATGCATCTATGTTTTCAACCGCTGGGTCTTTTGGCATATTAGGAGGAGGTGGTGGTAGAATTTGATCTACATTTTTAACTCCAATAGCTTCGTACATTTTTCTGTATGCCATATACATATTATGCATTCTTGGATTAGACATTGCTAATTGTAATTCGGTTTGAGCGATTGTGATTCTTTGGGACATGGAAAATATGTTTGGATCTGCTACGGGAATAATATCTATTCTGTCATCAAAATCTGTTTGTTTAATAATTCTAGCACCACCTACAACATCATAAGGATATTCTGGTGGTAGGTAAGTAGATACAATTTTAGATAATAATCTAAATTCACTCTTCATAGAAAAATATAATCTCTTATGAATAGCAGACATAACTTTAGATCCTCTTTCCATAAGAGCCATAGTTGTCCCAACTGCTGCTTGTTGGTTACCTTCTCCAACCTGCAACTCAGATATAGCTGCAAATCTTTGACCAGCTTGAACAACAATACCCATTAATTGTAATAAAGTCTGTGATGGTTCTTTATAAGGAAGAGGTAAGAAAGCATCTTTTAAACTTCCACCAGGAGCGTCTACATCTTTAAACTCTCCAGGTTGAATTGGAGACGCCTCATCTCTTACTCTTACGCCTCTTTGTTTAAAACCTGCAGGTAAATTAGATAAAGTTCCTGCATCTAATAATTGGCGGAGAGCGACCGTTGCGGTACGACTCAATCCGCCAATCATATGTATGAGTCCAAAGCCATAGAATCCTAGTCCAGGCAGAAATTTGAAATGGACAAAGTATTGGATTCTTTGTTTCTTTGGATCATTGGGCGCATAGTTCCTTCTTATCGAAAGAACTTTATTACTACCTTCTTCGAGTGTAACGATGAAAGGTAGCTTGATGCCAGTCGGTTCCCCGTCTGGACCAATATCTTCAAAACCTTCTAGGTCTAAATTTATATGGCATTCTAGAAGAGTATAAATGGGTTGTTGTCTTCCAGTTTTTTCTGTGCCTTCTAATTCTCTTTCCTTTTCTTTTAATTGATCTTGAGAAATATTATAACCAGGAGGTCCTAAATCTACATCAGAATAAAATCCAGCCACCTGTTGTTTTCTTAATTCATTTTCAGAAATTTTAACTCTATGAATAACTGCTTCAGCATCTTCTAAACTTGTAGCTGTGTAAGGAACTACAACGTCTTCGGCAGGAACAAATTTAGAAACAGCTCTTCCTAATAAGTCATCGTAATAAACTTTTTTAAACGTAGATCCAGCTAGGGGTAAATGAAACAACATAGAATCAAATTCTGGTTCGTATTCTTTCATACGACTCATGATTAAATAATTCATGTAATCTTTAACTCTATTAGATTGTTGTTCTTTTTGAGGTGTGACCAATCCCATGATCTGTGTTCTTACTGGTCCGTCGGCTGGTAATAATTCTTTGTATGCTGTTGCTTGAAATTGTGTAACGGCTTCTGCTAAAACTGGATGGGTTGCCCCTGAAGCTCCTTGAAAAGGTTCGCTTCTTAATTCATATTTAAATCCAAGTAAGTCAAGCCCTTCAATGTAAGTTCTTTCCCATTCTTTTCTAGAATTTTTATAATCCACATAATTTTCTTTAAGTCGTGAACCAATAGGGGATGTTACATCATCGGGTAATAAATCTGCTAAATTGTCAAAATGATTTTCGGTGCCAGGAACGTTGATTGCTCCAGGTTCAAAATTAATAGTTGCACCACCATCTTCTTCGGGTGTTACTTCTACAGGGGGTCGTTCAGTAAGTTGCTCCTCGGTCACCGTCGTCTGAATTTCTTCCGCGCCTGGAATTTTAATTTCAGATCGTTTAGTGTTCGGGAGTTCTTTGTCTATTTCTGCCATTTATAAACTCCTACCATTCTCTATCACGATTAAATAAATAAGACAAGCCCTCTCCTTGAGGCGCGGGTCCTGATTCTGGTGGTATAGAGTGAGGTCTTCTGATCCCGGCTATTCCACCGCCTGCGTATCTTGTATCTTGGGTTCCTCTCATTCCTTTAGTGTCTATTAAATATCTCCATTTTTTCGCTAGGTTCTCTTCATCAAGCATTGATAGGCCAGTGTCCTCATAGAAATAATCTTTTAGTGATGGTTCAGGCATTCCGGGTTGTTTCATTATTCTATACATGTCTCTACTATCCGCTCTCTCTGTTAAATTCAATTCAGGTATAACATTCTTGGCTTCTCGTTGTTGTTCTAAATCCATGGCTCTATATGCTGATGGTGTAGTAAACATGTCATAAGTAGGATATGCTTCCATCTCTCTTTTTCTTTCCTGGTCTCTACGTATTTGCCCTGGTGTTCCCGGTTCACGAGTACCACTTAACCAACTAACATCCCACTGTTTTCCAGGACCTACTTCTTCAAATCTTTCAGAAGACATTTCTGCTGCATTAAATAAAGGAGAATCTTCTTTAATTAAAGAAAAAACTTGCTCTTCTCCACCATGATTTTTAATAATCGTATTTACTTCTTTTAATCTATTTCGTTGGGATGGAGTTAAAGTTATTCCAAGCTTTTCTACATCAGTATCTTCATTCATTAGTAATTTATTTTCAAGTCTATATTTATCTTCTATGGCATGTGTTAAATTAAAAAATTTTGCCGTATCCCCTTTATATTTTTCAGCTATCTTTCGTTCATTATATCTATCTCCTGAAACTTTTAATCCTCCTGTGTAAGCACTTGGATCTAAATAACTTAACCAATTATCTTTCCATGCTTGTTCACCAGAAGAACCTTTTAATACGTCATCTCCCCACAGAGCTCCTTCAATCATTGCATCAATTCCAATTCCTGCTGGTCCTAACGTATACAACAATTTTCTTCCTGCAGTTGTACCTCCTCTTTTAACAATTTGTCCTACCAGTTGTCTTTCTGCTTGAGTTCCTTTATTTGGATTTTTAAAGACTTGTTTAAATCTGTCTGCTCCACATTTCACACCCACGGATCCTGCTAGTTTCATACCCACACGGCCTCCGGATGCTTTGTTGGGGCATAGGTCTGTTAATAAATCTGATAAATTCTTTTTGCCCTTTTTAATATCTCCTGTTTGATACATCTGAATTGTTTTTTGAACGTCAGGATCAAGAAATTTAAAACTTTTTCTTTTTTGTCCGCCACCCGCAACATATTGTTTCATCAATAAATCAGCATCTCTTAACAAAGTATTTGAAAGAGGATTTCCCTTTGTAACCCTTTCCAACATCTGTCCACCGACAGGGTTCTTATCTGTTGGACTAAGCCTATATTTAACTGCAATCGTATTGTACATTGCTGCAGCTTCTTTACTCATATTATTTAGAGCTTTTAGATTTCTTTTTTGAATTGTTGCGTTATCTGATTTAAGAATGTTTTTAGCTAATCCCGTCATTGGTCGATCGTAAAGAAGTCCTTTTTCAAAATTAACGTCTTTACCTCCAAGCAAAGGAACAATTTCACCTAAACTTTTATAATCCATTATATCTACAGCACGGCTAACACCTGCAATGTGTTCAACCCCTATTTTTTCCATATGGTTAAATAATTTAAGTAAGGGATCAACTTTTTGTTTTTTAGTCCATTTAAAATATTGAGAAGGAGTATCTATTCCTTTTGGAACAATTCCATTTTCAATAGCTAGAGGGAGTAGTTTCGCGACTCTCGCTGAATATTCTCTTTGTGTCTTTGGTCCTTTTTGCTTCCTGCTCCACTCTTGAAAATTAATAAGCTCCTCTGCAACATCCATATCTCTTTTTCTTCTTTGAGTAAGAACTTTAGCTAAATAAGCAATAGGTCGTGTGTATTCTACATTACCAACCATTTGCTTTTGGATCATTTTTTTATTTTTTAAATAATAGTCTGTAGCAATTTCATAAGGAGATTTTTTAGCTTTTAAATCTTTAATAAAATCTTTATCTGAATATTCAGTAAAATAAATAGGTTTAAATTGTCCGCCTGTTGGATCAGGTATAACAAACTTACCTTTGTTATTTTTAAGATTATTTCTAATACCTATTCCTGTATGATATGCCTGTTTAGCTTTATCTTTCGGAGCACTTGTCATATCTAACTGTTTTACTTTGGAAGCAACCTTCGTTAATTCATCCCAAGTTTTATATTTACCATCAGTATACCATTTAACGGCTTTATTTAATTCCTTAACCTTATATTTTGATTTTCCTGTAGGGTTATAAGTATTATGAAGAGACGTATCGATAGGATACTTTTTATTAAAAGTTTCATAAGCTTTGTCAGCAGCTTTTTTAGCTTCAGTTAAATTTTTATATTTAGTTGTAGGAAAAAATTGATCAATTACTTTCATACCATCAGCTGTTTTTCTTCGAAGACTAACACGATAACCAGGAATTCCTTGTTTAATTCTTTTCTTAGGTCCCCAGTCTTCTTTAAAACGTCCAGCATAACTTCCCGGTTCATCAACCAAGCCACGTTTAGGTGTTGCTAGTCCGCCCTCATCAAACCCCATTTCTTTTTCAATATACATCTGGGTTCGAGGTTCGAAGATGTCCTGAACTTGTTTATAATCTTGATACTGATCTGCTACAGGTATTTCGGGTTTTGATTCAGGGTACACGAACCCCGGCTTTTGCCAAAAATTTATAATGTCTTCTAATTTTTTATCGTTGTCCATTATTCCCCTAATAAATGAGCAACGCCGCCTTTGGCAAAGTCATCAGCTTCGTCAGCCCATTTTTCAGCATCAGCTTCTGCTTGACCTTGAGCCCATTCATCTGCTTCTCTTTTTTTCCCTACAATTTTCTTATCTACGTTTTTACCCGTTGCATATTTTTCAACTTCGCTAAAGTCAGATCCGTGATCTCCATATTTTTCAATAGAAGACTCTTCATATTTTATATTCTCTGCATCTCCAGTAAATTCTGCTTCTTCCACGTCAAACTCATCTTTTGTTTTAACACCTTTCTTTTGTCCTTTTTTAGGCTCAATCCATTCCCCTTTTTGTAAATGAAGTCTTACAGGTTGAC